CGTTCCCAGACTCGCTGACCACGCACCGCTTGCACCTGCACCGAGGAACCGCCGCGGGTAAACGTGACGGTTTCTCGGCGGAGGCGGAAGGCCGCCGCTTGAGCTGCTGTCGAGGCTGCTGAGACTGGGGAAACCATTAAACGACACCAAAAAAAGAGGAGCCCCGCCGAGGAGCCCTGTGAGCGAAGCGGCAAGCCTCACTCGGCGGGACCAGACACCCGTCAGTAGATTAGGACAGAAGCGTCTCGGTCGAGGTGATCGCGTCAGTCACGACGATCGGAATTCCCTCGTACTCGGTCGGCCGCGGAGCCGGCTGCCCCGTCGGGCTGTAAGTCGTCCGGCTGACCTGCAGCTGCCGCTGTGAGCGGCGATTCATGCAGATATGAGTCGGCTGATCGCTTGCCGGAAACAGGGCCAGAGCCTTCGCGAGCAGAGTGTCAGTGAGGCCCTTGCCCGAGTCTTCCGTCAGGTTCGCAATTCGGGCGACAGCGTACTTCGAGCCGATCTGTACGCCAAGATGTCCGCCGCAATCCTGAGCGTAGGCCGTCATGCTCTTCGAGTTGCTGCCAGGGACGATCGTCTGGAAGATGTCGCCGACCGTGAAGTTGATGTTCGGCGATGCCAGCTGAGCATCACCAGCACCAACAAGGGCGACCGAGGCGTCGTCCGGAGTCGTGCGGATAAACCACACCGAGGAGCCAGTCGAAGCAGTTGTGCCTGCAGCGTTCACAACAAGAGCGTCGCTCGCCCCGTTGTAGTTGGCGCTATCAGCCAGACCGAGGAAGCCGTCAGCACTGCCGCCGACCGTACCGTTGAAAAACTGCTTTTCGAGGACAAACAGCGCTTCGCGCAGCTGGCGGCGGAGTCGATTCGCCATCCATGCCGTAGCACCGCCCCGGTAAGCGTTGCACAGTGCGACGTCTTCGATGATCTTTGCGTCGATGTACTTCAGATCGATCGAGGTCTGAGTGCTGATCGAAGCCGTATAGTCAGCACCGGCGTTGACCGCTCGGAAGCCGATCACCGGGGCAGTCGTCTCGACGTTGAACTTGTGCGTCGTGCCGTTGCTCGACTGCATCGCGTGCAGTGCAGCCAGCACCGGGGCCTTGTTCAAGATGTCTGTGATCTCGGCGGGATTGACGTCGAGCGAGTTAAAGCGGACCAGTTCCGCCAGTGTGGTAAGCGTGTCGGCCATTGTCAGAACCTTTCAGAATCGAGTGATCAAAACAGAATCGGGAGTGAGTGAACCAGTGAGCGATCAGGACTTGCGGAAGCTGCTCACGTCAGCGAGCGAGCGAGGCTTCTTTGCCTCGCCCTGTGGCGTCGCGATCGGTCCAGTCTCGCCGCGGGCCACGACTGCGGCGTTGGCGAGCTGAGCCTTCAGCTGGGCGATCTCGGCCCGAGCATCTTGCAGCGATCCCTGCAGCGTCTGCAGCTGGGTCGCCTGAGCATCCTGCCACGATGTCCCCGCGAGGAACATTCGGGCCCCCTCGGCGTCGCCAAAGGCTGCCATGTACTGAGCGAGACCGGGAGCCGCCGGCGTCGCTGTCACTGTCTGCTGCTGATCACCGACAGCGGAAACCTCGACCGCTGCGGCTGGCTCCTGCGATGCCGTCGCCGGCTGCAAGGTTTCTTTCGCCATCTGGAAACTCTCCTGAAACTTCGCTCGGATCGCCGCGAGAACATCGTCGAGGCTGCCGAGCTGATCCACCAAACCAAGACCGGCAGCTTCGGCTGCCAGCCACCACCGTCCATCAGACACCGCCGCCAGCTGCTCCGCAGAGAGCCCGCGGCCTGCCGTCAGATCCTGCATAAAGCGAGCATTCATTTCGTCGACCTTGCTCTGCAGGAAGGCCTGCTGCTCTTCGCTGATTGCTTCGCCGACAGTGCCGACACCCTTGAGCGGGCCAGTCGTGAGCAGAACCGAGCGGATCCCGTCTTGAGCGAAGGCCTGCGAGAAGTCCAAAAGCTGCCAATAGGTTCCGAGGCTGCCAATATTGGAGTCCTCAGTCGCCCAAATCGAGCCGCACTGTGACGCGAGGCGATAGGCTGCTGAAAGGCAGTCGCCGGCTACTGAGGCGACGACCAGCGTCTTCTCGGCCAGCTGATTGATCTTCTTCACACAATCCTCAGCCCCTGCGACCATGCCGCCGGGACTGTCGATCGACAGAACCACGGCGAGCGGCGGAGTCTCCAGCAGCTCATCGAGAGCGTCGCCGATTGCGGCGTAGTTGCTGACAAACGGCGAGGACTTGCCCTTGACCATTGGGCCGGCAATTCGGACGATCGCGATTCCGTCTTCCGTGTAATCGAGCGGGGCCGACGTATCGAAGCCGAGCATCTCCGACCACATGTCGTAGAAGTAATCGTCGACCTTTTCCGGATCCATGCCGTCGGCTCGCAGCCCGAGGCGGGCCGCCGCCTTGACCGCGTAGGCCTGCAGCCAGCGAGTGTCGATCTGCCAGAGTCGTGATGTCGCGCTCATGCCTGCCCCTGTGTCTGCTGGTCGAGGCGGATCATCGCCCCGGCGTTGGTGATCTGTGTGAATCCCATCGCGGCGAGCTGTTCTCGCTCCCGCATAATCTCGGCGACGTTGTCGAGATAATCGCCGAAGCCTCGCTCGTCGCAGATGTCTTGCATGGACTGCAGCCCCGCAGCCACGGATCGAAGGGCGACGTCCAGCTCCTCTTGCGGCCGCCACCAGGCAATGCCGCGAGGAACCCACCGCCATCGGAGATCTGTGATCAGCTGCGATCCCGGCAAAGACAGCTCCCCTGTCCCGCCGAACTCGACCGGCAGAGACCACTGCAGCAGCTTCCAGTTGGTGAATCGATTGTGCAGCCGGAGCTGCGTCTTGCGGCGGCTGTGACAAGCCCGCTCGAAGAGCAGCCAGGCCGCTCGGCTGCCGAAGAAATTCGTGTAGGCTTCGTCGAAGAAGTTGTAAGGCAGATCGAGGACTTTGACGGCGAGCTGAATGCACAGCTTCAGGAAGTCCTGGGTGTTGGTCGCGGGATTGCCTGACTGAATCGCCGAGACCGACTCGCCCTCATCGAGATCGAACACCGCCGGACCCTGCCCAAAGTCGACCACGCGGGCCGCCTGATCCTGTGAGCCTGGGGCGTCGCTGTCTTCGTCGAAGGCCTCAGCGTCTTCCTTGCGACTGAAGGCAATCCCAAAAAGCTGATCGAGCTTGACCTTTGCCCGCATATGATCGAAAGTCTCATCGACGTCTCTGAATTCATTCAGGGCGGCGACAATCGGCGACTGAGGCCGGATCTGATTCGGCCTCGCCTCGAATTGGCAGTGCTGCCAGACTGCTGACTGGCGGACCGTGCGGGAACTGCGAGAGCCCGTCAGCGGATCCTCTTCATTGAAGCACCAGGCGACGACTCGCCCATTCTTCAGCTTCGCCCCGTTCACCCACTGATCCGCATCGCGGCGGCCTTGCTCGGGGCTCGCACAGTATGCCCCCTCGACGAGCTGCAGTGTCCAGTCGGATTGCTTGACGAAGAAGCAGTCGCCCGTCAGCAGCTTCTGAGCCTCAGCCACCCGGCGAAAGTCGTCCCAGTCCATGCGGCCGAAGGTGTCGCACCGCTCTGGCTCCTGGTCGCGAGCCATCAGATCTTTCAGTGCCGCATCGAGCCCCTTGTCGCCGGTTCGCGGCTGGAAGTCCCAGAGGCAGCAGTAATCCAGCGTCCTGCGTATTGCCCAGCCGAGGAGTCCCATATTGCGATGAACGTCGAGGGCGTTGGCAGCGAGTGCCTCGCGGCGGCGATCTGTCAGCAGCCGATCTTCAAGCTTCACTCGCTGCGAGGCTGCGCGTCGGCGATTGCCCGGATTGAGGGCCTGATAGACAGCATCCTGCCCCGGCGGCGGCGTCAGCGTGCTCATCATCGCCTCCCCATCTGAGCGTTAATGACTCGGGGCCGGCGTTTGCGCGTGCCTGCGGCCTGCTCCAGCCGCAACAATTCGCGGCGAACAGAGTCGAGATCGAACGTCGTCGAAGCTCCGTCGCGTGAGTCCGAAGAGACCCCGGACTCCAGCAGTTCGCGGAGGCGTGCGATCTTTTGGGCTGTGGTTTCTGTGGCCATGCCGGGAAGTCTGTGCAGCCCCGGCGATCGCCACAATAACCGCCGGCGGATTACCCGATTTCACCAGGCAAATATCGCCACGTCCGATCGACCCGCCGCTGCCCGCAGTCGAGGCAGTGAGTCGGCCGCAATTCAACCGCCGTGTAAGGCCTGCCCTGCGGATCAGTGCCAGAACCCTCAACGACCTGCGGGCTTTTGTCATACTGTGCCCGGCTGGTCGATTGACAAGCGGGACACCGCGAAACCTGAGCGTCTGCAATCGGTCGCTCGTATGTCGTTGCCCCGCGGGGCCTGCCAGCTTTGCCTGCGCTCACGTTCGCACCTCCGTCTTTCGTCTGGGTTTCTTTTTCCGCCGCTTCTCACCAGCCTCCGCGACCTCGGGGATATTGCAGCCGAGAACCGAGGCCAGCACAAGACAACCGACCGTTGAGTCGAGCCAGTGATTCTCCTGACCGACCCGCAGCTTCCATTCCATCACAGTGCGGCCCCTGCCCTCGGTCTGAGTCGCAAATTCGCTGACCAAGTGCTCGGAAAACATCCTGTGCATGCCGTCGTAAAGCGTGACCGCTCCGGGATGTCCGATCCTGATCGCGAGCTGATCGGCGAGGGATGTCTTCCAGAAGTTGACGTCGCTCAGCAGCGTCCTGATATCGCCGGCATTCTTCCTTTTCTGCAGCACCCAGCCGAGACCAACCCGAGAGCCGGGATCGTATTTTCGCTCCTGAATCGGCTTGTCGGCTGCCCTGAACGATTGGCCGAGATAGCCGATCAGCTGCTTCGCGTGCGGCGATCTACCGAGGGCCTGCTTGACGAGATCTGTCTTCCAGCGAGCATCGAAGGCGACCAGCTCCGGCGTTAGGTGGTTTCC